CCGACCGTGACTTCGGATCGCGAGTCGCATACTTAATTGTGACAATGGGCTTCGAGAACAGCTCGAGCTCCGCATAGGCGCGCATGAACAACTGCCACCGCGCCTTGAGCGACGTGTCCACGATAGTGAACTCGTGGATCCCGTCCGTCGGGTTGCCATCCTTGTCGAGCTCCGCTTTGGCGAGGAACTTCTGCGAGTCGAAGTCATCGGCCTGGAAGAAGTTGTTCGCGTTCGAGCCCTGCACCACGCGCTTGGCCAGATTAGTCGCGAGCACCACCGTCGCCTGTCCGACGACGCCCGCCACACCGGTGTAGTCGAGAATTTGGTGCTGCCCAGTTGCGGGGTCCTCGATTTTCATCTTGCCACCGGCCGGTGAGAAGCTCGAGACATCCGCAATGGATAACTCAGATGCTCCGGCTTCGGCCGTCGCAGTGACGATGCTACCTGAACCGACGACATACACACGGTTCCGCACCTGCGACAAGTCCGTGGTCACCGAGAATGGTTGCGACCCCGAGTCCTCGTGTAGCAGGTCCTGGTTCACATCGTCAATGTCTTCTGGCGGATCCACATCTTCCAGTGAGGGCCCATCCGGGTTCGGCCAGATCGGAATTGGGTCGACCGACAAGATCGCGCCATTGTTATAAGGCTTGTTGCCAATGCCGCATAGTGTCCCGGCGTTGCCGAGGTTTGAAGTCCCCAGCGAAGCCAGTGAGATGCTCGGCAGTGCGGTCGTGGTGTTATCGGGCACCACGATGATAGCGCCGCCTGGCGAGGTCCAGTCCGCGTCCTTGCAGCCGATGGGCCACACGTAGCCGCAGCTTGGTCCTGTGCCCGACCACGAGACGCTGAAGTTCGGGTCGGTCAGATCGCCCATGTCGTAGTAGATGAACCGCGCCACCACATCGTTACCGTTGACCGCGGGGCCTACGGGGATGTTGTTCAGGTTCCACCCCGCAATACCCGTGCAGCGGATATTGTGGTTGATGCCAGCGCTGACTGACGCGGGGCTCGGGAAGGATACCGATCCATCGCGGTAAACAAAGGCGACTTTGAACTGGAACCAACCACCGTTCCAGTAGCCATCGCCCGTGACCGTGATCACAGCGGGCGACAATGCAGCGGCCGGCCCTGCGGGGTGACCGTTGAATGGCTTGCTCGGGAGCGGCGTCGAAGACGTCGGTGGATTACCAGCACCCGTGATCCCAATGACCGCCCCGAGTGTCCACGCGACGTTGGAGTACAGCGCCGGCGGATCGCCGTTGACGCCGTTGCTCGTGTTGGCCACAACAGTTGTCGTGTTGTCACTGATCTCGATGTAGCGCGTAGTCGCACCAGCCACCGTCAGGTAGAGTCGTCGCTTGACGACGTTCCCGCCGCCCGTGGCGATAGTCGCGGTCCACCCGTGCGTGCTGTCAGCATCCTGCAACGTCGTCGGTGGTGAGGGCAGCGACTCGATCCCGTCGTCAAAGATGAACGTGTACCGGAACACGAACGGATAGAAGTTGTAGGGCGAGTGCGAGCTCGGGATCGGCGACTGCGACCACAGCGCGCCCAACGCCACGCCTGGCGCAGCCGCGGGCGCGTCATGGTTGGGTAGACCACTCGTCACATCAGACACATTGGCCGGCGCGCCGTGCGAACCGAAGTCACTAGTGAATGACGTGGTCGTATTGTCGTTGATCTGCGCGTAGGGCAGAATGTCCTCGATGGGCGTGGCCGTCGGAGGATACGTGTAAGGCAAGAATCGGTTGTAATACAACCGGCGCCCGACGCACGTCTTCGAACCGAGGTTGAGACCCAGCGGGATATCTGAGACAGCAATGCGCTGATTGCCCGCGCAGAGCAAGAAGTTTGAGATGCCGCCGAACGCTGACTCCGAACCATCACTGTAGAGGAACGTGTGCCGCAAGAAGTAGTAACCAAATGGAAACGTAAACGTATTCCCGCCGCCCGCCTGCGCGATGGTGACGTGATGGCCGATGTCCGGCATGTCCGAGGGTGGCAGCTCAAGACCTTCGGGCACCACGTGGAAGAAGTGCACGTCCTGTGCGTAGTCGATGTACCAGTGCCCGCCGCCGATGGCGTTGGCCAGCGCGGACATCACAGTCACGAAGTCCTGTGACCCGTCGAGCGTTACAGACACCTTGGCGAGGTTTGTTTGGACGTGGTTCGTCGTGAACCCCGGCGCGTAGTTCGCCACCAGGTCTTTGACCACATCACTCGCCGAGACAAACTGATAGTTACCGAACGGACGCCGGCGATTGAACAGCCACGTAAAGTCAATGCACTGCACGCGCCACGCAAGCTGGTCCGTCTGACCTTCATAGATCTGCTCGACATTCTGCACCGTCCCCGCGAAGAGCAGACGGTCGTTGTCGAACGAGTCCGTAATCTCGATCTTCTCACCGATGGGCGGCGCGTTGCTCGTGCCATCCACCGTGAACTGGCAAGTGTTCGGCGTGTTATTGAGCACGTCGTGGATGTTGATCCCCGGCTGGCGCCGGATGTCATCGCCGCGGGTCAGCAGCGTATACTGGAACCCGTTGCGGAACGTCGTCTGCGCACCTTGGTCCGCCACCCGCAGTGCCGCGAGCGTGATCTCGGTGTTCGCACCCGTTGTGATCGTCAGGTCGCGCGTGCCGAGAGACGCACCGCCTGCAATCGTCACGTCCACCCGCAGTTGAGTCGGGGTCACCAAGGTCACTGTGTTGACCGTGATGCCGGCGCCGAGACTGACTATCGTCGCCCCAGTAAAGCCGCCTTCCTCGCTGTCGATGAAGAAGCGATAGTTGAACCCGCGCATGGCGGCGCTGGGGTTCAGCACCGTCCGCTTGAGGACAATGTGATCGCCCGACTCGAGAAGCAGCTTACCGCCGTCTTCCTTCAGCAGATACATGGTGAACCTTTACGCGAGCTTGTGCGCGCGAAGTAGTGAACCGATGCCGATCCGCGAGATGCGACCCACACCCGCGGTGCTGTTGGCCTGTTGCACTGTGAAGGCCGAGCTTGCACCCGCCACCACATTCATCTCGAAGCGAGCAGACCGATAGGCGCTGTTGCCGCCGGCGAGAGTGCCAAGAGTCACGTCAGTACCAGCACCAAAGATGGCTGCCGCAGTCGCGGCCAAATTGGTCACCTGCGCCGCGTTGCCCGTACCGAGACCAATGGACGTCAGCGACCCTTCGCTACTTGCGGGAAGCACGCAGTTGATGCGGATGTCTACGGTCGTGTCACTGCCCGAGTACACAAGGAGCAACTCGATGTACCACACCTCGCCCGCCACCATGGCGAACGTCAACTCGGAATTGCTCGCCAGCGTTACCGTGTTGGTCACGTCCTGGACAATGGTCGTAGTAATCCACTGGTCCCACTCCATGACCTTACGGATGTTGGCGATGGAGGCTTTCTTGGTGACCCCGCCTTCAACAAGTGCGAGCATGTCCGAGGTGGCGGGCGAAGTCACCTCGGTGAGTTCGGAGATTTTCTGATCAGCCATGTTAGTTCACCGTCGGGAAGTAGATGTCGGCCGGGTCAAGGGTCCAGCCCCAGTTGTCGTAAACTGTGGCCACAATCAACGCCCGGATAGCCGCGTCCATGTCTTCATTGGACGTGCTGATCGGGAGATTGACATATTGACCACCAGCACTATGTGTCGTTGTCTCATTGGTCACGTCGAATGTCGGCTCGACCACAAGTCTTTGATCCGTGTATGGCGGATCAGGGTCAAGCCCAATGCTTGCGTTGAATGACTTGAGAACTGCGCGAATCATGATGATCTCCTTTAGACCGTTGGTTCGATGATGTCCACGTCCACGAACCCAACCGCGTGGTTCGGCGTCGTGCAAGTGATGTGCTGCGAGTCGATGAACTCGATGTTGCCCGCCTGGAATCCGTCGAAGAGCACCAGCGAACCGTTGACGAAGTTGTATCCCTCGATGAGCACTGATGTGCCGCCCGAAATGGGTCCGTGGTTAGGTGTGATCCGCGTGATGACCGACTCGAAGTACGTGAAGAGACCAGGCCCCGTCGCGCTTTTGATCCCTATGGTCACCACGATATCCACCACCGCAGGATCGGCAACGGTGGGGTTGGTGCACGTAATCGTGGCGGGGTTCACCACCACGACGTTGGTGGCAGCAACTCCGCCAAAGGTCACCGTCGGTGGCGTGATGCCATCGGGGAGCATCGCAAAGTTTGCTCCCGAGATCGTGACCGTGATCCCGCCCGTCGTGCGCGACGAGTTGGGAGACACCGACGTGATGCGCGGAACCGAGTCAATGACTGGCTCATACACATACGGCGGTGTGTCCCCGAGAAACGGTAGACCACCAAACGGGCGATCAGAACGGACTTCGGACATGACTCACCTTACTGCGGCGGATTGATTGCCGACAGTTTGTACTGATGCAACGTGCAGGAACCGGTCGCGGCCGTTTGCGTAAAGAACAAGTCGACCTGCTGCGTGGCCGTCGAGTCGAAGTTGTTGCCGACTGCCGGCGCCGAGTTCCAAGGCAGCAGTGCAGTCACTGCGGCGATAGGCATAGCGACGTCTGCGCCGCCGATGAGCCCCGGTGTGGCAAGAATGCCCTGACCCATCAGGTTGGCCGCTGTGCCGATGGCCCGCGCCGTCAGCACAATGCGGGTGTACCAGCCGACGTTGTTGTAAGCGTTGGTGACGACGCGAGTCACCGCGAGTCCATCAAAGACCACGGTGGCGCCGAAGCGCACGTCGATCCGGAATGTTCCAGGCGTTGTGGCCACAGCGGACACACGACCAGACGCTTCGATGATCAGCTGCTTACCGATGCTGCCGAAGAAATTCGTCGGCAACGTGTACTTGGCCGCAATAGCGCCAGTACCCGTCAGCAATGAGGTGGCGGCCGCGGCGGTAATCGCGGTGCCATCGCCTTGTGCTGTGACAAGGACTTCTTCCCATCCAGGTGTCATGTTACTTCTCCTTAGGCCGCGCCGAACTGGCGCTGCGATTTCAGTTCGCGCATGATGATCTCCTTGATCTGTTGCGCGGCTTGGACTGCTGTCCCGTTCACGTAGAAGTTCAGCGTCATCCCACCGAGGCCGCCTTGCGCGTTGTCAAGTGGAACGATGGCCTCCTTGCCATGCAGCATGGCCAATGTGCCCTCGCCGAAGTCACCCACACCACCCCCGCGGAAGCCGGGGATGCGTGGACCGGGTCCGTTCGGCAATGCGCGAATCTGTTGGAGTGACAAGGTGCCTGCCCGCAGCATTTCCACGATGCCTTGGAACGAATAACCCTTCTTCGCCAACTCAGTTGCTGCCGTCAGGTCAAGACCGAACGACTGCACCACCGAACCAAAGTTGGCAGCGTTTACGTTCATGCTGCCGCCCTGTGACGCGCGAGCTTTGGCCTCCGCGAGTGTGATGTACTCACCCGACAGAGTGCGGACGACCTGCGCGGCATCCATCTGCGCCGTCGTCAACTGCTGCGTGGCCGCCCTCTCAGCGCCCAATGCGGCGGTATCACGATCACGGGTGGCGATGATTGCGTTGATCTGCGTCTCCGTCAGGCCGAACGCCAGCGCCAACTCCTTCGTGCTCGCGCCAAGATCCTTGAAGTGGCCCACGTCATCTCTAACGCGGTCGCCAACCCCGCGCAGAATCTGGTCCTGGTCCTTGCCCAGATCGTTCAGGTGCTTCCACGCTTCGGCCGTATCCTCGACCTTCTTCTTGTTTTCGTCAAGGAGATCGTTGTGTTCCTTCCACGACTTGGCGATGGCCTGCGCCTGCTCGTCCGTGAGCTGGTACGCGACCTTCAACTTCTCGAGGGAGACGCCTGCGTCGAGGTAGTACTTGACAGCTTCGACAATCTCGCCGGACACTTGGTTGATCGTATCCTTGAACGACGCGCCGACGTTGAGGATCGACTCCCACGCTTCCTTGTACTTCTTCGCTTCCTCGGCGGTCATACGAGTCGCGGCAGCCAGCACCCCTTGCTGTGATGCGCTCTCGCCCGCGGAGGCTGCGTTCTTCAGGTTCGCGTCCGCGCCTTCGTTGGTCGCTTGCGTGTTGGCCTCTTGGTTGGCCTTCGCTTCGACCATGCGCGTCTTGATCTTCTCGAGTGCCTCGTTGACGTGGCCCGTGCTGACGGCCCACTCGTCCTGCGCCTTCTTGTAGCCATCGATGCGATTCTCGCCCTCGGCCATCGCGTTGTAGAGACGTTCGATGTCAGCCTTGGTCGCCTCGATGGCGCCGCCGAACAGCGACCCACCCGACACGAAGTTGGCGACCTCCATCAGGCCCAGCAGTACTTCCTCGACCACGTAAGTGATCGCACGGAAACCCTGCGCGGACGTCTCGACCACGACCTTGAAGGCGTTCCATTCCACGCCGGCAATCCCAACGCCGTCGACCACGACCTGCGCGAAGTCGAACGCGGTGATCGCAGCGCTGTCAATCGCACCGGCAATCGTCTTGACCAGTGACTCCTGCGACCCACCAAACGCCTCGATCAGTGCATCGCGCACCCCGTCAAAGCCGGCGATGATGACAGGCGAGGTGGCAATCGTCTTCCCGAGTTCCTCGGTGAAGTTCGCCCACGTCGTCTGTGCCTGCGCGATCTTCTCGTCCAGACCGTCAGTCTGCTCGCCCAGTCGTCCCGTCGCTTGTGATACCGCGTTGAGGATGGCCTCGCGCGCCGACTGCAATTTCTCTTCAGTCGTCAGGCGGTCCGCGGTCGTATGGAGCTTGGCGGCGTAGTCCTCCTCCGCCTTGATCATGTCGATACGCCCGGTCAGTGACTGCACACCGCGCGCCTGGCCCTTCAGGAGGGCCTCATTCATCGACTCGAGCGCTTGCTTGACATCAACGCCGGTCGCCTGCGCGAGCGCGAACGCGCCGTCTGCCATCGTGCGGAACTGCTGGTCGGACAGGTTGAGTCCTGCCGCTAGGTCCGCGTTCGCCAACTTCATCAGCTCGAAGTTGCTGATGGTATTGTGCGTGCCCTCCTGCAATTCGTTGAGCAGCGTCGAACCCAGTCGACCTGCTGTCTCGGTCAGATGATTGAAGTTCTCCTCGACATCGGCGACAGCCGCACCCTCGATGGTCATCTCCTTGAGCGCATCGATCCCCAGGTGGATAGCACCTTCTACCGCGCGGATCGCTACTTCGGCCGACAGAAACCCTGTCGCCGTCTCGAGGATAGTCCCACCAATCGACTTGAAGCCGCCCTCGAACTTGCCCAGGGCTCCGCCAACCTGCTCGAGGACGTTGGTAAGACGGTCCTCGAGCTCGATGCGCCCGGTAAGTGTTCCGATGTCGAGGCCTTCAGCCATTTACCTTTTCCGTTTCTGCTTCTTGTTCTCGTCAGCGTTTGCCTGCGCCGCATACATCCGGGCATAGAACTTCATCGTTTGCCACGGCGTCGTAGGCTCAACAGGTGCTACAGCTTGCTTGACCTCAGCTTCGATCTTCTCAAGCTCGCTCGCATCACGCCACTCAAGCAGAAAATCCCGAGTCGTAAACCGATGAGTCGAACCCGACCGCGCTGCCGCAAGGTTCGCGAGTAGTGAACACACCGACGCGACTTGCCAGTCACCGCGCTGCCCGCCGATAGGCTCTAGCCGGTCGAACTCCTGCCACTCAAGGAACGTCCGGTGAGGGAGTTCCTTGAGCATCTCATCGACGTCTACACGGCCGACGTGACCGGCGAGGCGGAAGGCGAAGCGTCGGTCTTCACTTCGCCGGAGGCGTTTTTTAGTGACTCAGCCAGCTTGGCCAGGTCGTTCAACCCGTTCAGCTCGCGCGCCGCCTTGATGGCCTTTCGGTTGTTCGCCGAGTCCTTGTTCTTGAAGGATTCGATGAACTCCGCACGACGTTCCTCGGGGACGCGGTTGCCGTCCTTGTCCACGATGGACCGCACGAGGAGGTCCAACCCCGCGAACCGGCCTTCCTCGCCCTCGGAGCTGTTGATTCGCAGCCACGAGATCATGTCCGCCGACGACAGCGAACCGAGGCGAAGGGTCTTGCCATGGCACTCGACTTCGTCGTACTTGGTGCCGTTGGCGGTGAGCAGCTCCTCGAACGAAAACACTTCACTCATTAGTCTCTCCTGTTGTATGCTGCAAGGACGTTGAACCCGTACTTGATCTGACCGCGGTCGTCCAGTCCGAGGTCGATTGGTTCCTGAAGCGGCTTGATGTCGCGGTACCACCCTGAGTTGATGAACTTGTTCCGCACCCTGAACAGCACGCGGTAGGCGTCCCACGCCTTGGCTTCCGCCTGCACTTTGCTCTTCGCGCGGGCCAGAACCTGCGCGCTCGGTCGCATGAACGCAGGCTGACCAAGTGCGTTGTGCGTATTCTCCGGCGAGGTGCCTCCCGTCTCGATCAACTGCAACGAAGCCTCGCCCGACGGGAGCACCGGTATCTCGGCGCGTGTCGAGGTGAAGATGTCTGATCCCCATGTCCCGACGCCCGCGTCTTCCAGTTCCGTTACGAGGTCATCAAGAAAGGGCACGGTTCAGCTCAATTCTCCGCGCGACACGAGCCGCGAGGTATGGTCGGGACTCAAAGATCACCGACTCGATGTACTTGGCCTGACCCACCGGGTGGATCGCGTCAAGGTCCTCATGCACGTAGATCGCGTAGGGTGCAGATGGTCCGCCCGCCGCAATGAACGTGATAATCTTTCTTCCTTCACGACGCGGTCCTACTTGATGCACGGTCCCTCGGAGCGTGCCCGTGTCGACCGGGGTCCGACGTTTGACTTCCTTGACCTCGACTTCGGTCTCCTGGTATAGCGCGGCCATCACGTAGTCTGGGAAGCGCTGCTCGAGGCGCTTCAACTTCGCGCGCATCTCCGCTATACCGGCAAGGCTTGCTCCGCTAGGCACGCTTCGATCTCCTCTGCGTATTGCTTGGCGATGGTCGGCCAGCGATACTTGTCTTGCATGACCAAGCGAAGTCCCGATTCGGAGAACTGCCCACGCAATCCCGCGTCTCGGTACAACAGGTCAAGCGCCTCGATGAACTGCGTCTCGTCGGCGATACCACCAATCGCGTTGACCCGCAACGTGCAAGCCGTCGAGGTCACCGGGACGAACATCGCGCCTTCTCGCGCCCATTCACCCAACGCCGACCAATCGGGAACAATCTGCGGGGTGCCACACGCCATGCCTTCCATCGTCGTGAGTCCCCAGCCCTCGCCTTGCGTCGTGCTCATCTGCACATCGAAGCAGTTGAGAGTCAGCGCGATGTGCTTCTCGGCAACACCTTTCCACACCTCAGGTTCCACGAGGATGATGCGTTCGCCGATGCCATAGTACTTCGCGAGCTGTTCCACCCCGAAACCTGTGTCACCTGTCGGGCAAACATGCAACCAGAGGAACGCATCGGGGACCTTGCGCGTCTTCATCCATTCCGCGAAGTACCGAATCGTCAGGTCCATGCGCTTGCGCGGCTGGTTCCTGTTGATGTTGCCTACGATGTAGCCGTTGATGACTTCATCCGGCAGCCCCGCGGCACGACGCGACTCGATCTTGTCTTGCGGGTAGAACACGTCAGTGTCCACGCCCAGCGGACACACGCCCGAAGGCCGCGTCAGCCCGCCCTTGTAAGCCTCTTCCCGTGCGAACTCGGTCCAGAAGATCACGTGGTGCAGACCGTTCAGTGCTCGGCCCAGGCAGTTCGGTGCGTCAACAGCCATGATCCCGACGGTCGGGATCGGCACCTTCAACTTCGACAACTCGCGCACGTAAGCGGGCACGTTCCAAGGATCGTTCTGAAGCACGATCACGTCGGGGTGGATCTTGTCGCACATCTCGAGCATGGCGCGCACACCGAACAGATCACCATTGATGCCCGCCGGCCAGATCTTGTAAGGATAGTCGTGCGGCTTACCTCGATAGTTGATGCCCAGCACCGATACCTCGAAACGTTGCGCGACCTCCTCAAGGATCTTGTGCGTGCACTTCGCGAAGCCAGAATCACAGACCGCGTCACCAATCCACAACAGCTTACGCATCATACCCCCGCATTCCGATCAGTAAGACGGACGTGAACTTGAACGTTCCCATCTGTAAGTTCAGATGAGGCTCGGCACCGAACGGATGTTGGTCGACGTGCGCGTCTACCGGATCCGTACCGGGTGTGAGGTCGATACCCCACAAGCGATCACCCTGCGTAGCCATTCGTTGCATGAGCTCGAGGAGATCACGCTGCCTGAAGAAGCACAGGTTTGGTGAGTCCAGCGTCTCCTCGTTGCTCGACGTGAGATACTCGGTCGTGTGCACCGCGATGCCTCCGCGCTTGAGGCAGTGCATCTGCTTCAGGAAAAACTCGATTCCCGCCTGAATCCCGCCGAGGTGTTCAAAGCACGACGCCGACCACGTGAAGTCGAAGTCGCGTAGATCACTCGAGATGTTCCGCATGTCGACCGGCTGATACGATGCGAGCCGTTGAAACACGTCCTCTTCACAGATGCCCTCGCGTCGAAGTTCATCGAACCCCGCGGAGTGTTGTCTGTCGAGCCACACGCCCTTGTCGGGCCGGTCGGTGGCGACGACCTCAGCACCCTGCGCCGCAAACCACGCGGGCAACGGTTCCTTTCCAACGCCGAAGCCGAGGCAACGTCCACCCGAGCCAATGCGATCTTTGTAGGCCTGCGCGATGGACACGAACTCCCACAGCTTGCGGTGCATCCGTCGAACATGCGCGATCTCGACCATGCGTTCCTGAAACCATGGCTCGTTGAAGTCATGCACCTTGACGCGACGTGCCGAGCGCCCGAAGAAAGTTCCCATGAACCGTTCGTAGTCATCCGGAAAGTCGAAGTCGTCGGTTCCGTCGTCGGGGATCTCGATGTGCTTGCCCCAATCGCGGATCTGATCCGGCGGCGTATCGATGTTATGGCCGGTCATCTGCGCGTAGGTTGACCAGTCAACATGCGTCTTGATCCCACGATCTCGTGCCGCGTCGACCGCGTCAATGGCCGCGATGAACTCCTCGTGGTTCTCGGGACCAAACTGCCAGCCATACATTTCCGCACCCGGTTTGCCTGTCGCCTTCGATGGCGCGAGGCGTCCAAACTGGTGAAAGCCGGGAGTTGGGGTGGTCATCGTCGCTATCGTTTCCTCGGTGTAGTACACATCACCGAGCATAAGCAACGTCTGATCGATAGTCGACCAAGAAGACCGCGTCAACTTCCGCGCTGTCGTCGCGTTCGCGTGGAACCCACCAGTGATGCACGTCACGCCCGGAAGCACATACGGATGATCGGGGTTCGAGTAGATCGTGATGTCATGCACATTGTTCTGACGTAGGAGGCGCACCGCGCGAAGCAGGAGTGCCTCACCGTTGATACGCGCAAAGTGCTTGCGCGTACCGAGGTAGTTGCGCCAACGACTGCCCGAACCGGCTGCGCAGATTACTGCTCGCATCAGTCCCTCGTTGTAGATGTGAAGACGTCGCCATCGGATGATGACAACAGGATCAATTATACCACTCGACGCAATAGGGAGGGAGGTAAGGGCTCCGCCGGATCTTGGAGAATGCTTCGTAACTCAGCATCCTGGTTCCAACGGTAGTGCTTCAGATAATCGCAGTACTTCGCTTCCGCGATCAGGACGATAGTACCAAGCCCAATCACATCCATCTCGACACGGACCTGTGCTCCGAGGTCAGCGTAGTGCAGTCGACCTTCAGACCTGCGCTCAGTGAATGGAACCCAGTTTATCTCACGTCTGTTCTGGTGGCGCTTCATCAGATCATCGTGTTGCTGCTGGCCTTCACGTGGGTCCATGTTAGGCTCCGGTCTGTGTCGCAACCTCCCCGATCATGACCGTCTGAATGAAGCCACGGCCCGTCACGGGGTCCACAACCGCGTCCGGTGCGTCGATGATAAGCGGCCCAGTCGTTCCGTCGGGCAGCGTGATCTTGTCCTTCGGTCCGATGTTCAAATCGCCGCGCGGGAACGTCAATGTGGCCACGACTACATCGATGCGGCCTGTGGAAGTCGTCTTGTGCTTTCGGGTTTGATCGACCACGCACGCGATGGACACGGGGTCCTCGTAGTCCTCGTCGCCATTCCCGTCGGCGCTGATGAACTCCTCGTAAGACACCAAGCACTGCACACCCGCGGTGAGCGCGTCAGCGATCCCAATGCCGGCGACTAGAATCTCTCGCGGAAAAGCCATAGGTCAACTCCTCACATTGCCGCGAACATGATCGGCTTGAGCACGGTCGGTTGGTTGTACCACGAGGTAACCAGCAGACGACGAACCTCACCTGGCACCGCGTTCGAGAAGTACGCCCATTCGCTCGTCAGACGACGCAGCGACAGGTCCACAGCTTCGTTGGTCGACGTGTTGGTCTGTTGGAACTGCACGGACACAGACCCCGCCTTGACGCCCAAGACGTTCTGTTGCGCCGCCGCGTTATCGCCCACGAGGTCGGTTCCGGCGATGATCTGGAACGCCATCTCACACTGCGCGTCTTTGAGTTCCTTCGGATTGGTCGTTGTCGCAATGGCGAACCCGTTTCGGGTCAGCATACCACTGCGTGGCCACGTCAACGCCTGCACCGCATCGACTGCGGTGCCGGTCCAGTCGAAGTTCTGGTTGATGTTCCGGCACGCTGCCTGCAACGCGGCCTCAATGAGTGCATCAGAGGCTGCTGTTACGGTGGCGCTCGCCGGAAGTCGAACGTCGCGGAACGCCTTGAACTCGGCAACAGTCGCCCAGCTGTTTGCGTTCGCGCCGCCGACAGTCGTGTCAATGGCCATGTGCGTTCTCCGTTAAGTGAAAAGGTGCCTGGGAGGCACCGAAGCACCTCCCAGGACTTGGTGTTACGCGCTGAGATGACAGACGCCCGAACGGCCTGCGTAGTCCGAACGGATCAGAGGCGCGCCGATGGCGAACGCCTTGAAGTTCAGTTCGAAGCCGCCGTACTCGTCCCACTGCACGGTCTGGAGCGACTCGCCCTGGACCCACGCCGTTACGTCGGACGTGGCCTGGACGACGATCACCTGGTGAGTCGGGAGCTGATCGGCGACACGGATCGCCGAGATGCCCTCGACCGCCTCGAGACGCTGACGGATCGTGCCCGTCGAGTTCGTCCCGCCAGTCGGGATGTAGTCGTTCTCGAGGTTGACGCCCGCATCGCCAGGAACGTAGACCCAGTACGGACCATACATACGGTTCGCCTGGAGCGCCGTGATGGCGTCGAGGAGGTCATTCAGGAACGAGGGTCCCGTCTTGGTGTTGTCATTCCAGAACTTGCCGCCATCGTAGGTCACTGACGTGATCCGGTTGGGATGCGTCATGTAACCGTAGATCGGCATGCCCGCGAACATCGGGCCTCCCTGGAACAGCATCTTCTCCAGCTGTTCAGCCACGACGCGGCCGGCGAGCGCCGCCTGCGTGGTGTCCAGCGATTCGCCCTTCTCGCGGGACGCCGCGAGGAGACGAAGGTTGATGAAGAAGTCCTTGTGCGTGATCGGCAGCGGCAGGAAGCCGGGGACGAACTCGACGCGGTCGTTGGCGGTACGCGAGATACCGTCCATCGACGTGGACGCCGGGTCCATATCCGTTTCCTTCTCGTAGCCGAACACGGTCTTGCCGAGCGCGTTGCTCACCGGCCGAACGAGCCCTGCGCTGAGCAGGTCCCCGACGCCGACGAGACGGATGGCAGCCGCTTTCACCAGCACGTCATCGAAGAACTTCCATTCGTCGTGACGGAGGGTGTCCGCGGTACGCAGGGCCGCGCAGGTGAGTGCGCCGCCGGTGAGGGCCGCAGCCTTGAGAGCTGCCGTCGCCCAGCGCCCCGTGGCGCCACTGAACAGCTGCTTCGCCGCTGCCACGTGCTCGAGAGCCGGGGCAGAAGGACGCGCAGCCGCGCGATTGATTCGACGCTTCGTGCTCATGTTCGATGTCTCCTATCCTCTGTGGTCGCCAAGTCAGTGGCGACTCCTGTTGTTCTGTGATGGAACCGACTCGTTTATTAGACGAATCGGACCCGGATTGCTGTCAGCACGGTCACCGCGCCGACTTCCTCGAGTGACTGCGCGATGGCGTTGGCGAACGTCGCTTCCGCCTTGAGCGTGCCGTCGCCGGCCGAGCTCAGGTACTCATCCGCCTGGATGTTCTGCCCAGACGCGATGAACATGGTAGCCTCGTCGCCCGGGGCGAACGATGCAACCTTGACTGTGTCGCCACTCGCATAGGCCGCCGCCGGCGCGCCGGACCCGGTGACCAGGTAGGTGTCGTCGATCCCGGCACCGAGTTCATCGCGCTCGAGTGCGACGTTGGCCGGAACCTTCGCGTTGCTGACGCTCTGCACCGCCACGACGGTGCTGCCCGGGTAGTTGCCCTTGACGAGATATCCCGGCTTGATGGCCGCATTGGCCGCGCCGTACTCGTTCACTTCGGGCGTTCCCCGCAGGATGATGCTGCGCTTCGTGCTCATGTTCTGAATCTCCTATCCTCTTTGGTCGCCAAGTCAGTGGCGACTCCTGTTGTTCGTCCGCCGATTACGGGTTGAAGATCTGCCCGCCGCTCGGTCGGATGCTGATCGATGCTTCCTGCACGCCGTCGACCGGCTGCTTGGGAGCGATGTTCGTGACGAACCCTGAGAACAACCACACGGCACCGTCCGGGAAGTCGATCTCGTAAAGGTCCTTGCTGCCATCCGCCCACGCGGTCAGAAGGCCGCCGTCCGCGTCATGCGTCGTCTCCCCGCTCGGCAGGAAGTTGATCATGAACGTGAGCTCGCCCTTGCGTCGGATTCCGACTACGTAGCTGTCGTCGTCCGAGTTGTGCGTGGTCGTGTCGATGGGCTTTCGCGTCAGAGCCGGAGGCGTGATGTCCTTCAGCTCCGCGATAGCGGTCCCATTGCGCTTGATGATCGTTCCGTGCGCGGAGATGCCGTTGGACTCCGCGCCGGTGTTGATGACCGGCATTGGCTTCTCCTCCTGTTATCCAAACAAGAGCAGATTCATCACCGCGACATTGCGGCAATGTCTCCGCGCTTTACTTGATCCCTCGCGCGGCCTTGACAGCTGCCGTCATGTCCGGCGCTGCCGGAATGACGCCCGCGCCGTCCTGCGCCTTCGGTCCGCCCGCCGCGCTGAAGTTGACCGCAGCCGATCCCGCCAGCTTCACGAGCCGGTCGAGTTCGTCCTGCGACTTCACGGCGAGTTCCGCATCGGTGAGTTCGCACCGACCGGTGTCCTTCAGCGCCTTTACCGACGCTGCACGCTTCTCGTTCCCGACCTGCTTGGCCGAGTTGATCGCGTCCCGCGTCGGCTGATCCGCCGCGTTGAGCAGATCCTCGAACGTCGGAGCCTTGGCGGCGACCGCCGGGGTCTCGACTTTCGTTTCCACTGCCGGGGTCTCGACCTTGGTTTCCACGACCGCAGCGGCGGGCGTCTCAACCTTGGTTTCCGTCGCGGCGGCGGGAGCCGGCGTGTCGATCACGGCGCTCATGGCCTTGACCTGGCAGTCGGTTGCCGTCTCGAGGAACTTGACGATCTGTTCCTTGTTCATGTCGCTTGTGCTCCGGGTGTCTTTCAGATGACACGAACACGGCGCACCCTGAGCCGTCTTCGCGCTTGCCGCCGCCTTCACGACTGGCTCGTAGGAAAGGACTGCCTCGACTTCGGCCTCGTCATCTCCCAAGGTCACTACGCCATTGGCGTCGAGCGTGAAGGAACGCTCGAAGAGGACGTACTGATAACCCATTCCCATCTCCGGACCAGTCGCAGTCGACGGGCACCAGCATGAGTAGACTACCCGCGTCGGGCTAGTCACGGGCACAAACGCCTCCACGTAGTTCACGTCGGCGCGGACCTTGCGAAGCGCTTCATACAACTTGCGCTTCAGGTCGTTGTCCGACATCTCGTCTGCCGCTTGTTCCGTTCGGAACATCGACATCAACCGCGCGAACCGTGCCCCGAGGGAACGGTCCTTCTGTTTCTCCGCCGCCATTTCCTTTGCTCCTTTCGCTGCGCGCACGCCGCAGCCCATGTCTCGCGAGCATGCGCCTGTGTCACCGTCAACCAATAGTGCGAGGTGGTCGGGCACGATGTCTCGCCACGCACCTGCGTACTTCTTGCCATCGAACTCGCCCGTCTCTTCCGCGTCCGACTCGCAGAAAATGCCCACGCTGATCTCGATGCTGTCACCCGCAGCGATGCGCTCGAGGAGTTCAGGCGCAACCTTGGCCGCGCGGACCTTGTCGATCCACGCCTCCATCACGAGCTTGTTCTTCTTGACCGCGGTGTGGAACACCTTTCCGATGTTGAGTTCCTCCCACACCTTGGGATCGTTGCCCGTGACAGGCTCGCCGCCGACGATTGGGTGACCGTAGTACAGCGGTCGACCATTGAAGCCGCCCACAACCGATGGCTTCGTGAACTCCTCAGCGAAAACCATCTCGGGGTCTGCCGAGTTCATCGCGTGGAGCACACCTTCGACCAGCGCGACGACAGGCACTACGAGGTAGTCGACACCATCCAGAGTCTCTTCGCGCGTGTCAACTGCGGCAGCCGTTGACACGACGGCCATCCGCGCGTACTTGCGAATGTTGATGGCGCGTTCCTGCGTGACAGCCTCAGCTTTGGTGTCATGCTCGCCAAGCTTCTTCTTGCCATCGTGCGAGTACAGCACCCATTTATCGCCTTCGTGCTTGATCATAGTGACAACCCCAAAGTGCATCGGCAGTTTGGATGTGCAGGCGGACCATCAACCTGGTCGCCATCAACGTCAAAGTCCTCGTCCAATGCGACGTTCTTGCCGTCCATCGGTTCGCAGATCGGGCACAGCCGGTCGTCCGGCGTCACGATCCATTCCTTCATCTCGGTTCCCGTGAGCAACCCCGCTTCAGTGGCCTGGTCCCACGCCTCGAGCTGCCCTTCGTTGCTCGCACGCATGACCTCAGTCCGCGCGATGACCTCAGCACGAGCCGGATCACCGATCAAGTTGCCGATCTCGTCCGCCAAGTCGTCAACATCGAACTGCTCGGAGAACGCATCTTCCACAAGGTCCCGGATCTGCGCTCGCGTATCCTCGCTGATGCCCGAGATCGTCTCCGCCGCATGACTCTTAACCCATTCGACGGCATTCGGGTCAGTCACATCGAACGAAAAGCCCTTGATGTCCGCCCCAATCTTGAACCCTGTGGCCGCACGATTCGCCCGTAGACGCGACTTGAGTTGCTTCGCCGCAACCTCGCCCGTCTTGCTCAGTACCTCGAACAACACCGCCTCGAGTCCCGGTTGCAGTTTCTTAACGAGAGTGTCAACCGCATTGCCGGCCGCTTCGAGAACGCCTGCGTGGTCACGCGCCTTGAGCAACTCCTTGATCTTGCCCTTCAGCAGCTGCTTCTTTGCGTCGTTGATGGCGCGCATGGCGACCTGCTTTGTGCGTTCCTGAAAATCGGTCGGCGGCTCGCTGTATTTCGCGCCACCGCACCTCCTTTCGTGATGCCGCACCGGTCATTTTCCCGGTAGGTCCGCCGCCAGGCGATTCAACTTCGGTGAAGTCACTTCGTGATGCGAGCCCGAGGATCTCACGAATCTCGTTTGGCTCCACCACATCTATGCCCATCTTTTGGTTGATGTCCGCAAGACGGTTGCCGAGGTCAGCTTTCTCACCGTCGTCCATCGTGCGAACCTGCGACCAACCGATGAACCAATCCTTGTTCTCCGGTGCAGGCAGAACACCGAGCTCGATCATCCGATTGACGAACGGACGAACGATGAATGGTTCCGCGTATTCCGTGCGGCGAGCCTCGATGCGCTCGTCCCAGTTCGTGCGGTCCTGAATCGCGGCCAACTTGGCCTGTTCAGAACCCATCAGGATGCGCTGCGGGATGCCCGTGGACGCCGACAGCTGCGCGACAATCGCTTCGGCTGAGGGTCCGAGGTTCGCAACGTCACTCCCAAGCTGTTTCATCTCGACGCCGCGGGTCCGAACAACGCGCTTGAGACCATGGATGTAATCGTCGGTCTCCTCCTGCATCTTCGCGAGTTCTTCGGGCTCGAGTTGCATTGTCGGATCGAGGGAGATCTGCATCCCCGCGTCCGCACGCTTCCAGAACGCCTCAGCACCGCCGCCCGTGACCTTCTCGAGGTCATCCAACAGGTTCCACACCCGCTGAAGACGCGGGGTGCCATAGGTGCGGTCGTCCAAAATCTCCGCGACATGAATCAGCCGCGAGAAATGGACGCGCTGCCCCAGCAAGTTGCTGCCCGAACCGTTCGACGCCACGCCAGTAATCGGCGAGATCGCGGTGCGTTTGATCGTGTAGTACGTCGGCAGCCCGTATCGCGCGCTGAACTCGTTGTTGTCGAACTCGGTCACTACTGCGTCATCTTGCGCGTAGGTAGTGATCAGCTTCAGATCTTCGGGCTTGCACTTCTCGAGCGGGGTGTCCAGCTTGCCCGGCCCGACCAGCACGATGACTGAATACTGCCCGATGCCCGCGAGAATGTCCGCCTTTTGAAACGTCGGCCACACCCGAAGACGCTTGTCGAGGTCGTACCACGCCTGCTCAAACGGCGTGACAGTCTGCGGATCCTGATCCTCGATGAGGTCACCGCCGCCGCGGAACGTGTCCTGTGGCTTTGCCTCGATGATGCGTGCAGCTACACCGTTCCGAAGGTATCGGGCCCAGTAATCCTCGATGCGGAGCACTCGCTTGTAGCCGAGTGCCTCGAACAGGTCCCGCTTCCCTCCGAACGTGATGCTGCCGCCCAGCCCGAACCGCGAACGGTTCATCAGGGAGGTAGCCA